TTATTTGAATATATTCCCCGATCAGTTTAAAACTGAAAAAGAGAAACAGCAACCGGGATGGCAAAAGAATACAATGGATTATTTTGCTAATAGGGCATATGCAGAATATGTTAAAAACAGGGAATCCTTTGTAAAGAATTATGATTTGATGAAAGGAATTCTCCGTTCAGAGGATTTTTATGAAACTCCTGAAGTGAAGAGTTTTACAGAAATGCTGGAGAGAGATTTAGACCTTCCAGAATATGTTAAGCATTATTCTATCATCACCACCCCGATTAATGAATTAATTGGGGAAATGAGTAAAAGACCTGACACTTACAGAGTGAAGGCTTTTGATGATGATAGCAGGGCTGAGGAATTAGAATACAAGACACAGATGTTGCAGGAATTTGTTATAAATCAGGCAAAGGCTAAAATAATTGAGAAACTCGCAATGGCAGGAGAGGATGTTTCTGAGGAGGAGGTAGGACAAATGACATTAGAGCAAGTAAAAGATCAATTGGATAGTTATACATCTGTTGCTGAAAAATGGGCCAACCACACACTCACTTGTATAAAAGCTGATTTCAATTTAAAAGAAAAGAGTGAAGAAGCATTTAGGGATTTAGGAATCGCCTCAAGGGAGTTTTATCATCTCTATGAAGATAATTCTAAGGTGGGATTTAACATAGAAGTGGAGAATCCAAAAAATATATGGATGCTTACCACTCCTGACAGGAAATATATTTCTGATCCTACAGGCAGGGTGCAGGGAGCTTATGCTTGTGGTACTGTAAAGGTGCTGGAACTTTCTGAAATTATAGAGAGTATTCCTGATATTACAAAAGAAGAGATAGATCATCTACGCACATCTCTACAGGATTATGGACTTATTAATGTAAGGGAATCAAACTTAGGGAACCCAAATGCTGTTCCGGGTATTGATTCTATTCAATATGACACCTATGATCCTTATATCCTTCAGGCAAGAATGATGATAGAATCTGAAATGAAGGAAAACAATGATGGGCTTAAAGACTTCTTAGGACTTACATCAAATGTTTCTGCCTTTGGTTATAAATATGTTGTTGTAAGAGCTTATTGGATTAGCAAGAAAAAAATAGGAAAGCTTACATATTTGGATGAAATGGGAAATGAACAAACCATTCTTGTAGATGAAAATTACAAGTCTGGCACAATCCCTACACAGCAATCATTAGAATGGGGATGGATCAATGAATGGTGGCAGGGAATAAAGATTGGTCCAGACATCTATCATATAAAACCATTCAGGCTTCTTGATTATTGCCCCATCATTGGCACTGTATATGAAATAAAGAATACAGAAGCAAGAAGTTTGGTGGATTTAATGAAGCCTTTCCAAGTGATATATAATGTATGTATGAACCAACTCTTTGAACTTCTTAAAAAGGAAATAGGGAATGTTGCTTCTATTAATATAAGGAGAGTACCGAGAGTGAAAGATGGAGATGAGCAGGATGCTATTGATCTATGGGAAATGGATGCAAGGCAGAGGGGTATTATGTTTGATGATGACTCCCCTGAGAACACAAAGGCTGCTGTTACAAATCAATCTATTGCAAAAAATGTAGACCTTACACGTACTAACGAAATACAGGCGAGATATAACCTTGCTGTACAGATGAAGAATGAATGTTGGGAACTTATAGGTATGTCTAAACAAAGGATGGGCTCAGTTTCTGCATCTGAAAGCGCAACAGGTACAAACACTGCCGTACAACAGAGTTATTCTCAGACGGAACCATTGTTTGTAGCCCATGAATATGTATTAGGACAGCTCTATCAGGCAATTATAGACGCCTCTATGTATATAGAAAGCCAAAAACCTGTCTCTACTCTTTCTTATATAACTAATGAGGGAGAATCAGCATTTATACAGGTGAATGGTAATGAACTTAAATTGAGAGACCTTAAAGTATTTCCTACTAATCGTCCTGAAGATACACAAATGTTTAATGAAATAAGGGCTCTTGGTCAGGCAGCTATGCAAAATGGTGCAACTCTCTATGATATTATAGAACTCTATTCTACAAAGAGTATGAGGCAAATGAAGAAGACATTCAAAGAACTCAGGGACAGGCAACTTGCTATGCAGGAACAAGCACAAAAAATGGAACAGCAGAAAATAGAACAGGAAAGAGAAATTGCTGCTGCACAAATAGAAGCTGCTCAAACCGAAAAGCAAATGGAAATGGAGAATGATAATATTAATAAACAACTTGATAGAATTTCCAAAGAAAAGATTGCCATAATTCAGGCAATGGGATTTGGAAAGGTGGAGAGTGAAGACACTAATACTAATGGTATTCCAGATGCCTTGGAAGTAAGTAAGTTTGCAGGAGAACAAGCTGCTGCATTAAGAGAACATGAATTAAAGCAAGCAGAACTCTCTGCAAAACAAGCAGAATCCCTTCAAAAGCTACAATTAGAAAAAGAGAAATTACAGGTGGAAAAAGATAACATGATCAATGATTTACAAATTGCAAAAATAAATGCCAAAGGAAGAACAAAAAAGAAAAAATGATAGAATTGGTATAATATATTCTTTGTCTTGTCCAAATACCAAAGTTGTACGATATATTGGTCAAACAAGAGTATCTGTTAACACTCGTTACAATCAACATAAATACCAATGGAAAAGATGTAAGCGTTTAAATCATGTAAACTCTTGGATAAAGAGTCTATATAAAAAAGGACTATTTCCAGTCGTGGAAATCATAGAAGATAATATTCCTCTTATAGAATTAGATGAAAAAGAAATACAATATATAAAAATATTTAAATCTATAGGAGCAAATCTTACAAATCATCAAGCAGGAGGAAGGGCATATAATAATGGTGTAAAGATGTCAGAAGAAGGAAAACAAAAAAGACTAATGTCTCTTGAATCATCTATTGCTTGGAAGGAAAGAAATAAACGACATTCGGAAATAATGAAATCTCTCTATAAAGAGGGAAGGTGTAAGATGGGGATTTATAGTTGGACAGAAGAACAAAAGAAAAAAGCAATAGCAAAGGGAGTAATAACACGACAGAAAAAAGTATGTTCTATAACCGAAGATGGGAAAATAATAAAAGTTTTTGATTCTGTAAAATCCGCAGCACAATATTATAGTATCCCAGATTCTACTCATATTGTTAGAGTATGTAAAGGAAAAAATAAAAGCGGGATTACTTACGGAATCAGATTTAGATACTATAAAATAGTAGCAATAAAATAAAACAATAAAAGCCAAAAACAAAGAAGAAACCCTAATGCTATATTAGATTCAAAAAGCAATTGTTTTCTCTACATCGCTTGATTTTGTAATCAAAATTGTTATAATTTTACATCGTAAACCAATAATAAACTACATAATATGGTTGATAATAATAGCAACGATAGTCCCTCATTTACAAATTTTGGGATAGAAGAACCTCTTGTAGGTAGCCTTGATCTTATTCAGGGATTGTATGAAGATGAAACCCAATCTGCTGATCCAAAGGGTATAACACCAATAGTAGAGGAATCAACTCCTCCTCCCGCTCCTGTTAAACCTGATGTAAAAAAAGGTAAAGAACTTTCAACAGATGCTCCCCCGGAAGAACATACAGGGGAAGAGGTATTGAAAAACTTCCTATCAGATGAAGAAGAAGTCCCTATTGAACCTCCCCTTGCTACAGATGCTCCTCCTGCCACACCAGCAGAAGAAACATTCTCGCAATTTGAGGCTCTTGGTAAAGACCTTTTAAAACTTGGTGTATTTACATTAGGAGAAGGAGAAGAAGATATTACAGTGAAAACTCCTGAAGAGTTTCTCGAAAGGTTTAATACAGAGAAACAAAAAGGTGCTCTTGATATGATTAATAATTTTATCGGGAAGTTTGGAGATGATTATCAAAAAGCATTTGATGCCATATATGTAAAAGGTGTGAGTCCTAAAGATTATTTTGGTGTATATAACACTATAGTAAAATTTGCAGAACTTGACCTAACAAAAGAAGAGAATCAGGAGATTGTAATGAGACAGTCTCTAACTGAACAGGGGTGGGAAGATGATGCAATTAACGCAGAGGTAGAAAGACTAAAAAGTTATGCTGACTTGGAAGCTGTATCTGCCAGACATCATAAAGCTCTTGTTAAAAAGGAAGCAAAAAAACTAGAAGACCTCGAAAGACAAGCTCAAATAGAACAGGAGCAAAAAGAGGCTATAAGAGATCAATACATTCAGAATGTAAAAACAATTCTGAATGAAAAAGTAAAAACAAAGGATTTTGACGGTATTCCAATAAATCCAAAATTAGCAAGCGAACTACAAGACTTTTTATTGGTGGATAAGTGGCAAACTTCTAAGGGAGAAAGGCTAACAGACTTTGATCGCTCAATTTTGGATTTAAAACTTCCAGAAAATCATGCAAAGAAAGTGAAGGTGGCATTACTTCTAAAGGTGCTGGAAAAAGACCCAACTCTCTCCACTATTAAAAAGACGGGGGTGACACAAGCAACAAATGATATATTTGGACACTTGGCAAAAGCAGACAAAACACCCCAACAGAAGAATGTAACACCGAATAACAATTCATTTTCTTTAGGATTATAAACATAAACAAAAACAAAAATGGCTATTCAGACAATTCCCGGCCTCACAGGTTACGTCTACAGTCGTGTTGCCTCGATGGACAAACGTGCTGTAGGTAAACTTACAGACAGCAATCACTTGGAATCTTTCCACAGCGATGCTCCGGCTGATTATGATAAAAAAATCATCAGCCTCTACACACAGAGTACATTGTACAGCAATGACTTTCTCGACATGATTAATAAGAGCACTCCTTTCTACATCACAAACAATACTGATGCTTGGAAGTGGGAAGTTCAGGTGCCTTATAAATTCCCCAAGATCATAGATATTCCTCAGAGTACTCTTGATCTTGCAAAACCGGGGATTGATGGACAGGAATTTCAGGCTGTTCTTGACTCTAATGAATTTTCAATGAATGGTATTGTAGCAGTGGGTAGCCGTCAGTACGGCCCTCGTTGGTACATTATCAAAGACCCTCTGCCTTGGAATGCAGGATGGCTCTACACGTTCACTCTAGTATCTGACAATCCTCTGATTGACTTTGTGAGTTCTACATTCCTCAAGGTAGGAAATGAATTGGAACTTGTAGATGGTTCAATTGGAGAATTTGATCAGGATTTAATGGGACTTCCCCGCTTGGGTGAAAAAATTCAGATGTTTGAATCACTCTCAAGTGGATATGGATTTGAACATACAATTACTAAATGGGCAGATGAACGTATGTTGAGGGATGCTTCAGGCAAACCGCTTGATATCCTTGTATATGCCCCACAGAGGCGTAATCAGCTTCCTCTTACCAGACAGGATGTAAAATGGGAACCTTTTATTGAATTCTGGATGCGTAAACAGATGCTTGAGCTTAAGGTGAAGCGTATGATTTGGGGTAAGCCGGGAACAGTTAAATCTGGTGGAAGCAGGCAGGAACTCAAACGTACATCAGCAGGCGTATATCATCGTATGAGGAACAATGGAAACCTTGTACAATATAACAGGGGTGAATTCTCAGCCAATCTGATTCGTTCAGTGTTTGGAGACCTCTACTACAGGCGTGTTGATGTAAAAGACCGTCATGTAAAACTCTATACTAATGAAGCAGGCTTTGATGTATTCCAGCAGGCACTGAAAGCAGATGCAATGAATTCAGGATTGACATTCATGACCACTGTAAATGCTGCTGAATCAGGAAATGTAACTACAGCCTCCCCTCAGAACCACCTCACTTATGCATTTGCATTTGACTCAATGGTGACAAGAGAATCAGGACGTGTAGAACTCATCCACCTGAAAGAGCTTGACCTTCCTCAGACTAATTTGGAATTTGGACAGAATAAGAAGAGCACACCTGTATTCTTTGTATTCGATGTATCTCCCATGAGTGATGGCTCATTGGTTAACAACATCCGTGAAGTGCGTATGGAAGGTGCTCCTTCTATGACATGGGGATATGTTGATGGCAGGGCTCACCACTTGGGATTTGCTCGTTCACAGGGTATGAGTTCAGCAAATAAATTCCCCGGATATACTCTTTGGATGGAAGACCGTTGTGATGTCTTTATTGAAGACCTCTCTCGTACAGTCCTCATAGAAGAGCTTCCACAGTTCTAACCCCCTATAAGATAGCATCTTATAGCTGACGCAGCAATGTGTTTAAAATAGGAGAAAGCCCCCCGATAAAAAGGGGGGCACATCTCCAAAAATCAACAATAATAAACAACTAAAAATATGGGCAAGATAGGTAAGATTTCTACGATTAAAAAGGAGTATAGTTCATCAGGAATGCAAACAATGCAATCCTCACTATCTCAAAAAGGAATGGCAAGAATTCCCGGAACAGGGGTGTTTAAATATCCTTATAAAGAATTGGATGGTAAGTATAGGACAGGGTTAGACCCTGATGCAGCTTACATCAAAAGGATACAGGATAAAACTGAAAGGGAACTTGAAATTAAAAGAGTAACAGAGCTAAAGAAGAAACTGGAAGCAGCATTTGATGTAGACCTTGGGCCTCGTTCTGATTTCTGGAATTATGCAAAGAGTACATCAACTTATGATACAATGCATGTACAGCCAGCAAAGCTATCAGATGGGGACAATTTGTTTGACTTAACACAACCTCTTGTAGAACTACAATTCTCTTGGTTGAGGGTACATCCTACAATAGCATCCTCATATCAAGCTTGGGAGAGAGGAGAGTTTCCTGCTGACACTCAATTCTACGTGGTAGATGATGAAATCGAAAATCAGGTGGTGTATAAGAAGAAAGTTCTTATTAACAAAGCCATTACGAAATTCGATACAATGACTCCTGAAAGGAAGAGAAAGATTGCCAGACTTCTTGGACTTCCTGTTTCTGATAATACAAAGGAAGAGCTTGTCTACAATTTAGTGGATGATATTCTTAAACAATCAGAATTTAAAGCGGGAGAATTCAAGGGACTTTCTACAATTCAAATATTCAACAAGTTTGCTGATATGAAGGACAATATTCTTCATATAAAAGACTTGGTAAAACAGGCCATTGCACATTCTGTCTATAGAATGCAACCAAACGGTAAGATTAAAGAGGGAGAATATGAGGTGGCTGATAGTGAAGAAACCCTTGTAAAATTCCTTGCAGATGAAGATCATCAGGAGGATTTAATTGCCCTTGAACAAAAGCTAAAAGCTAAAAAATTAATGAAGGTATGATTTTAGTAGATAGTTTATTATACAAAATAGATCAAAAGCTAAATAAGCTATCTACTAATGAACACCAGCAGATACAGCTTGAAGATAAGATATTGGCTTTAAATGAAGCACAAATAAAACTCATCAAGCAAAAACTAGATGGTATAAGTGTTGTAAGTGGAATTGGGTTTGATGGATTCAAAAAGAGGTATGAAGACTTACAGAGTTTAGTGGAAGATTATATAGATCATCCTCTACCTCTTATAGAAAAAGACAAAAAACTAAATCAATGGGTGACAAGTGTGGCTAACCTATCCCCTACATATATGTTCTATGTTGACAGTTATATACTTGCCGACAAAGGAAGATGCAAGGATAGGATTATATGGATAAACAGAGACCTTGCCAAACATGGAGACTTACAGTTTCTTCTGAATAATGAACATTACAAACCCTCATTTGAATATCAGGAAACTTTCAACATTATATCTTCAGATGAGCTTTCTGTATTTACAGATGGTACATTCACCCCAAAGAAACTATATTTAATGTATCTTCGCTATCCTGTAAAAATAGATAAAGAGGGATATGTTAATTTCGATGGAACAGATTCAGCCAATGTAAACTGTGAACTTGAAGAGTATCTTGAAGATGAACTTGTAGACCTTACAGTGCAATCACTTGCAATGTATACAGAGAATGCTTCTGCTGTGCAAAGTGCACAGTTTAGAATACAGACAAATGAATAATAACCTTTAAAAACAAAACAAAATGGATTTTTCGTTGACCACTCTCTTTGTGGTGCCAGTGAGCCAGACAACTGTGCCCAGCTCTGGAAGTACACAAGACCTTACTGATGGTCAGTTTGGCGTATTTCTTAACACCTATGCAACAGCCAATGCTGGAAACATTGCTGCTGCTCCCTATTTCTACCTTGCACAGGGTAGGGATAACAGCTATCTTGAAGGTAGCAAACGTTCAGACAAAATTAAAGGATGTTCCTCATCCTATCCTTGTAAAGGGAATGTAACTGAATGGTACAAAGTTGCAGGATGTCCTACTCCTGTAAACCAGATTATTGACATTGATGACTGGAGTGTAGCTTGTGGTGATATAATCACTCTCACCCTTCGTGCACACTCAAGCTATCTTGATACCCTCTATTTCAACGGCCTCACTCGTAGTGTAACAGTGAATGCCCCTTGTTGCGAATGTGGTGAAAGCCCCTGCACAGATGTTGATGTAGACACTCTGATTGACCTTATTATGACCAAACTGACTGGCTATACCACCACCTCTGGTGTTATTGATTGGGATAGCCCTACAGATGCTGTTACAAAGGGTATCAATCCAGACAACTTCTCACTGAATACATTCTTCACATTTTCCAAAATTGGTAGTGGAAGCACAGCAAAACTTCGTATTGAAGGAAAAGCCCTCACTGCTTATGGACAGCCTTGTGATGTTGCTGCATTTCCCCATGAATATGACAGGATGTGGTTTAGGGCATTTGTTTATACAGGCCCTGCAACCACTGCTGATTTCATTGTAAATGACGCTTGCGAAACTGTTGCTACAGCTACAACTATTCAGAACTCCACTTATGCTACAGGCACCTCTGAAGAAATCAAACAGCTTGAAAAGAATTACTACAGCTATCAGAGCACATTGAAGCATCTCTACAGGATGGCTGGATACAATCAGCGTTTTGAATCATTTGTATCAGATGGAACTAATTATGACACCTTCTATATTCGATTTTTTGATTATGATAAATCAAAACAGAATTGGGGAGATTATGTTCCTATTGACAGTACAGTGATTATAGCTGTTGAATCAGGAAGTGCTTTTGAAGCAGCTCTTGAAACCATTCTTGAGGCTGCTCTTGGTAGTGTAGCTGCTGATAACACTTGTATCACCACTACATCAACTACCACAGCTGCCGCCTCTACAACTACTACAACCACTAGAGGTGTTTAGTAGCAACTATTTATAATTTTAACAAAGGGGGGATGGTGGGATACTAATTCCCCCTTTTGTTTTAATTTCCCAAAGCTATGACATTAGACATTGTAATACTACCAACCTTTGATGTTGAGACATTAGCTATTGTTGATGCTTCTACATATGATGATGATCCTCCTGTAGTGACTTCTCCCACAATAGAAATTACTCCCCCTAATTTTGATACTGTATCTCTTACATTCACTGTAGAGAGTACAAATATCTTTAATTCCACAGACTTGGGCATTTCTGTAGCTGGTAGTGAAGAACCTCTTCCAGATGGGCTATATTGCTTCAAATACACTGTAGACCCAGAAGAAACTTATTATGTGGAGAAAACCATATTTAGGGTTGATCAATTACAGGAAAAATTTGATGGTGCCTTTATGAAACTTGATATGATGGAATGCGATGGTGCTATAAAAAAGCAATCATTCATTGATCTCAATTCCATCTATTTCTTCATAGAGGGGGCTAAAGCTGCTGCAAACAATTGCGCAACAGTGGAAGCTGTTAAATTATATAATAAAGCCAACTCTATGTTGGATCAGTTTATTACAAGTAATTGTGGATGTACAGGAAGTACATTCAACATTGTTTATCGTTAAAAACCAATAGATCATGGCTAAATGTTCCAAATGTGGAGCGACTGTCTCGTGTGGGTGTCAGCTAAAAAATGGACTATGTGCAGCTTGCAGGCAAATTACACCCCCTCCTCCACCTAAAACCAAATAATAATGATAACACCAAGAACATCTCATACTTGTTCAGAGTGTACAGATGTTACAACATTGATAGGAGAAATTGACTGTAAGCTGGCAAAGCTTGCAGGAAGTCTTTATAACAATGTTGTATTCATGATGGACTATCCTATCCCAATGAGTGCAATCATCTCTCTGTTGCATTATAAGAGGATATTGACATATAAATATGTAAACTCAGATTATGCTTCTGATTATACAGTGGAAATGATAGCAAGCAGAGTAAACCTTCTAAAATTCAGATAAATGGCCATATGTAACAATTGCTTTAACGGCTGTACACAAACTACCCCGGATAAGTGCGTAAAATATACAGGAGTGTCTGTTCCTTCTTTAAATATTACATCAGGGGATTCATTATACTCTGTTGTAGACAATCTCATTGATTATTTGTTAACAGCCCTCAATGGAACAGGAATTGTTCCTACAATAGAATCCTCCTATATATGTGATTTAATTTATAACTATCTGCCAGCCTCTCCTACAGCAGTGGATTTGTTCACCGCTCTTATAAGGGCTACATGTGATCTTGAAACCTCTGTAAATGGTATAGCAGCAGATGTGGCCGTAATAGAAGGGGATTATACAATAGGCACATGCTTGGATGATGTAACAGCAAGCTCTGGCACACATGATATATTACAGGCTGTAATATATAAGTTGTGTTCAGTGAGTGTTGATATAACAGCTCTTGCTGCCAATTTCATTAATTATGTGCAGATTGCCGATATTAATACATATATTGCTGCTTATTTAGCCGCAACAAATGCCTCTACAAAACATTATACAAAAATGGTTCCCTACACTGTAGTGGAATATTATGGTGATTTAACGGGGAAATTTGATTTAACAGGGGCTGGATATGGAGATTGGGAGAAAATATATTTATGTAATGGACAAAACGGAACTCCTGATAAAAGAGGAAGGATTCCTGTAGGAGCAACAACAATGGGAGCAACAGCATTTAACGCTGTTGTAGACCCTGCAATTTCAGGAAATCCTACATATGCTCTCAATACATTATATGGAGCAAATACAATTACCCTTTCAGAAGCAGAAATGCCTTCACATACACATGTGGCCAGTTCTGTTGTAACTGATGGTGGGCATACACATTTCACCGTAAAGAGTACAATAGATGAATATCCAATTGCTAATGATAAACCAATAAAATCAGAAGCAAATGTGGATGGGGGAAATTACGACTATAGACTCAATGGAGCATTAGGTTCACCTGATTTGGGAATTACCAGTGTTAATCAAACAGGCATCACAGTGTCTACATCAAATGCTGATGCTGGGAGCAATTGGGCACATAGTAATATCCCTCCTGTATACGCCTGCTACTACCTAATGTATATTCCGAGCTGATAATATGGACTATAGTTGGAGTGATTGCTCAAATTTCTTTCTTCCTTTAAATCCTGCTTGTTCTACAACTTCTACAACAAGCACATCATCTACATCTA